GAAGAGAGTACAAAGAACACTGCATTTAATATTATGTCAGTTGAGGCCAATGAAAGATTGTACATTAAAGAGATAAGAAATAAATTCTCAAGAGAACAATTAAATAAATGGCAAGAAGACACGATAGGTTCTGGTAGGTTCTTTGCCTTTGACCACTTCGGTTCTATAGGTAATGATGAGATACTATCTAGGGTTAGATACATGGCAAAGTCTTTGGATTGTAAGTGGATATTCTTAGACCATTTATCTATCTTAGTTAGTGGACAAGATGATGGAGATGAGAGAAAATCTATTGATGTATTGATGACTAAGTTGCGTTCACTGGTAGAAGAAACTGGTGTAGGTCTTCTCTTAGTATCACATCTGCGTAGACCTTCAGGAGATTTAGGCCATGAGAATGGTAAGGAAGTAACTCTATCACACCTTAGAGGTAGTGCTAGTATTGCACATCTATCCGATAGTGTGATAGCATTAGAGAGAAATCAACAGGCAGAAGATGATGTCATAGCTTGTACAACAACGATTCGTATTCTAAAGAATAGATACACAGGAGAGACAGGTGTATGTTCTTACTTGCATTATGATAAAAACTCTGGTAGAATGTCACAAATAGACAATCCTTTTGAAAATGATTTAGAAGGAACAACAACAGGAGTTCAATTATGAAATGTTATAACTGTGGAACAGAATTAACTTGGGGAGGAGACCATGATTGTGAAGAAGACGAAGACCATGCTATAGTTACAAACTTATCTTGTCCTGAGTGTGAGGCTTTTCATTTAGTATATTGGGGTCACAAAGGAGAAGAAGAAGATAAACAACTTTGGATAAAAGGTTATAAAGAGTGGTTAGATAACAAAAAAGAAAAAGAACCAGAGATGTGGGAGCATTATTGTGATGCAGAAAAAAGTATGATGGAAGTAGGTAAAGGAGAGCCTTGTAACTGGTGTGGAAAGGAAGAGAATGAAAGTAATCCTTGATATAGAAACAGATGGTTTTAATCCTAGTAAGATACATTGTATTGTAGCAAAGAATGTAGATACTAATTTGGTTACTGTATTTGACCCAGATACTATGTATAGTTTTAATAGTTGGGCAAAGAAAGTAGATAAGTTTATCATGCATAATGGTTTATCTTTTGATGCACCGGTTCTAAATAGGTTGTTAGGTACAGGAATAACACCAGATAAAATAATAGATACATTAATTTTGTCACAGTTATTTAATCCTATCAGAGAAAAAGGACATAGCCTTAGAGCATGGGGAGAAAAACTAAACATGCTTAAAGGTGGAGAAGATGTAAACTTTTCTAAGTATGATTTTAATATGTTGAATTACTGTAAACAAGATGTAGAAATAACACATGCAGTCTATAATGAATTAATAAAAGAAAGCAATGGTTTTTCTCAGGAGTCTTCAGACCTTGAACATAATATAAGATTGATACTAGACCAACAAGAGAAGAATGGTTTTGCTTTTGATATGATGAAGGCACAACAGTTATTAGCAAAATTAAAAGAAGACATCTATGACTTAGAACAATGGTCACTGGAAGAGTTTGAACCTACCATTGTGGAGATGAAGACTAAGACAAAAGAAATTCCTTTTAACATTGGCTCTCGTCAGCAGATAGCAGACAGGTTAATGAAGAAAGGTTGGAAGCCTAAACAGTTTACAGATAAAAAGAATATTATTATTAATGAAGCTGTTTTAAAAACAATTAAAGAGCCAGAGTTAAAACTTACTGCAGAAAGATTCTCAAAGTATTTTTTACTACAGAAGAGAGCAGTAATGGTAGAGTCTTGGATTGATGCCTGCGATAATGATAACAGGGTACATGGTAAAGTAATGACACTACGTACTATTACAGGTCGCATGGCACATAACTCACCTAACATGGCACAAGTACCGGCTGTATACTCACCATATGGTAAGGACTGCAGAGGGTTGTGGACTGTATCAGACCCTATGAAATATAAATTAGTAGGTACTGATGCTAGTGGTTTAGAGTTACGTTGTCTTGCTCACTATCTTAATGATACAACTTATACTGATGAGATATTGAATGGAGATATACATACAAAGAACATGGAACTAGCAGGCCTAGCAAATAGAGACCAGGCGAAGACATTCATATATGCCTTTCTTTATGGAGCTGGTGCAGAGAAAATAGGTAAGATAGTAGGAGCTGGAAAGGAGCAAGGGAATAGTTTAATAAAAAGATTTCTATCTAACTTACCATCACTAAGAAGATTAAGAGAACAAGTAGAAAGTGTAAGTAGAAGAGGTAAGATAAAAGCTATTGATGGAAGATACTTAAAAGTTAGAAGTCCACATTCAGCATTGAATACTCTTCTGCAAGGAGCAGGTGCTATTGTTTGTAAGCAGTGGTTGTTACATATTATAACGAGAGTATATAATAAAAAACTTGATGCAAAGTTAGTAGCTTCTGTTCATGATGAATATCAATTTGAAGTGGCTAACAAAGATGTAAATGAATTTTGTAGTATCACTAAGATTGCTATGAAAGAAACTGAGAAGACATTAAAGTTAAGATGTCCTTTAGATAACGATTACAAGGTAGGAGTAACATGGGCAGAAACACATTAGAACCAAAGACAGAAGATAGAAAGAAGTTTGATTTAGATTTACAGTATGGGCAAGTAAAAGAAAAGATTGTTGCTGACATGCTACAAGATAAGAAGATAGAAGTAAAATCTGAAAGAGGTATGTGGTTAAAGACAGGTAACATTGCGATTGAATATGAAAGCTATGGTAAACCTAGTGGTATTAACGCAACCAAAGCAGACTACTGGTTTCATAATCTATGTGTGGGAGACCAAGTATATGGCACACTAGTATTTGAAACTAAGATGTTGAAGAGAATTGTTAATACATCTATCAATGAGAATCAAGTTAGAAGTGTATCTGGTGGAGACCACAATGCAAGTAAGATGTATCTAATGAATATACAGAATCTTTTTTCTCAAAATATAATACAGAAAAGTGTTGACAATGCATAGTAAAATATGCTATAATATAATTTTATTAACAAAAAAGGAGTACACATGAGTGTAATTAGTGGAACAGCTTATTGGGCGAGCATTACAAGCCCAAATACAACCTTTGATGCAGATGGTACATGGAGTATTGATGTAGCTAATTTAGATGCAGATAACAAAGCTATTGCAGAGAAGGATGGTTTAATTATTAAAAACAAAGGTGATGACAGAGGAGACTTTGTTAACATTAAAAGAAACGTCAAGAGAAAAGATGGTAACTTAAATACTCCACCGGAAGTTCTTGATGCTCAGAAGAGAACTATGATGAGTACGTTAGTAGGTAATGGTTCTAAAGTAAATGTACTATACTCTACATATGAGTGGAAGTTTAAAGGGAGAGCTGGAGTATCAGCTGACCTGAAGAAAGTACAGGTAGTCGATTTAGTTCCTTATCAGGGTGATGCAGATGATGCATTTGATGTAGTACCTGATGGTTATTCTGCTGAAGCAGATGAAAAAATTCCTTTTGCCTCTTAACTAAAGGATAGTGGGAGACTGTTTGGCTGAGCAGTCTCTCACGTTTTATATATGAAAAAAATAGATACAATAGTAGAAGATATATATGGTTTGTTTGAGAAGAAGAATGAACATCTTACTGAGAAAGAAGTAGATAAATGTATAGATGATTTTGCTAGCTCGGTTAAAGTGCATGTAAAAGATTTCTTAAAACAGATGCCTCAAGATAAACCTAGGTTAAGATTATCAACTATAGGTAGACCAGACAGGCAACTGTGGTATGATTTTAAACAGCCTCGCACCGAGTCTTTCCTACCTAGTACCAGGATTAAGTTTCTCTATGGTTATATCTTAGAAGAACTATTAATTATGCTTGCCTCTATCTCTGGACATAAGGTAACTCAACAACAGAAGCAAGTAGAAGTGGAAGGAGTTAAAGGACATCAAGATTGTTTTATAGATGACGTATTAGTAGATTGTAAGAGTGCCTCTGGTAGAGGATATAATAAATTTAAATATAATAATTTATCAACTGACGACCCTTTCGGATACATTCCTCAGATATCTGCATACGCAGAAGGTAATGGAGTAAATGAAGCCGGCTTTCTAGTTATTAATAAATCTACAGGAGAACTATGTTATACAAAAGTACATTCATTGGAGATGATAAATGCTAAAGAAAGAGTTAAGAAGATTAAAGAAGTGGTTAAGTCTGATACTGCACCGGACAAATGCTACCCTGCTGTTGCTGATGGCAAGTCTGGGAATTATAAGCTTGCTACTGGTTGTATTTATTGTAGTCATAAGCATACTTGTTGGAGTGATGCTAATAGTGGTAAAGGACTTCGTGCTTTTAATTATTCAACTGGTAAAAGATATCTTACACATGTTGAGAAAGCACCTAACGTAGAGGAAGTACATGATAAATAGTCATTGGACTTGTTATGGCACAGAAAAATCTTTTGTGCCTAACGAGGATAAGTTTGGTTTTGTTTATATTATAACAAATACTAAGAATGGTAAGGCCTATGTAGGATGTAAACAATATTACTCTATGACTAAAAAGAAAACAAAACATAAGTGGGAGATGTATACAGGTTCATCTAAATATTTAAATAAAGATATAGAAAAAATAGGTAAAGAACATTTTAAATTTGAAGTAATAGCAGAGTATAAAAACAAAAGAAGTTTACGTTACTATGAGATGTACTATCAAGTAAAGTGGAATGTTCTTACTGCTACTGTAGAAGGTAGTGATAAAAGAGCATATTATAATTCCTATGTTGGTGGTAAATTTTTTCCTCCTATTGAGTTATATCAAGACCCAGAATATAAAAAAATGATGCGTAAAAAAGTATATGATAATCCTAAAGTTGCAGATAAAAAAAGAAAGTCAGCTTTAAAAAGAGAAGAGAATATTGAATATAAAAAAAAGATGAGAAAGAATAATTATGATAATCTTGAAGTTAAAAAAAAGCAAAGTGAAAAAAATTTAGGAGAAAAAAATTCTAGTGCACTTGGACCTCATAAATTAACTTTTAAAGATGGTCGTTTAATAATTGTTTCTAATTTAGCTAGATGGGCTATGGATAGTAATAAATATGATTGGGCACAACTCTTTCATTTAAAAAAAGGTTATAAAATACAAGATGGAAAAAAAATTAGAATATTAAAATGTAAAGATATAATTAAAGTGGAGAAAGTAAATGATTAAAGAAATATTTAAACCATTATATATTACTAAAGATGGTAGTCTTTTTAAAGCAAAAGGCTATGAGATTAGTAATCATGGTAGATTAAAAAGTTTAAAGATAAATAAAATAAGAAAAAGAAGTCACGAAAAAGATGTTAGTAAACCTAATAATAAAGGATATATTAAATATGGTATTTCATTAGATGGTTATACAAACAATCAAGCTAAGAGTAAAAAAAATTATAGTATAAGAGAGCATAGAGTAGTAGCTATAAACTTTATACCTTTTGATTTATATGATAAATATGATTGGTGGCATACTATACCTAAACATTTTCAAATACAGTTTGGTATATTAAATCATCAGGTAAATCACATTGATGGAAATATACATAATAATTTGGTAAGTAATTTAGAATGGGTTACTCCTCAACAAAATACTAAACATGCTTATACTCTTTTTGATTATAATAAACATTCAGAAAGAATGCAAGAGCATGCAAAAAAAGTAATAAAAAAAGGAACTTTTAAGGGTAAAAATAATCCTATGTATAGATATAGAAAAAATACACTTAATTAATATTGACAATGAAGAATGAACCTGATATAATACAGATAGAAAACTTATTCTATTCTGAACCTTACAACTCAGAGAAGAGATTGTTTTTGTCTGTAATACTACAAGCATTATTAGATGTATCAAAGAATGTTATCACATCTAATGATAAAGTAAACAAAGCACGAGCTGAGTCCTGGTTCTTTGCAGAGGTTGGAGTAACTTGCGAGAACTTTGAAACAGTTTGTGGTATGGCAGGAGTAACACCAAGTAAAGCTAGGTCATTTGCTTACAAGGTTATTAAGGCAGACAATAAAAAGTTTTTAAGAAATAGAATAAGAAGTGTATTAAGAGGCGACAATGAAAAAGAAAATGACGTTTAAAGAAAGTTTTTATAAATTATATTCTGATATGAGAAAGGTAGAAGAGGACAGAGATATGGGACAAATGGATGAGGCAATAAGAGAGACAGTTAAACAACAAGGTTTTAAGAAAACAAATATAAAGAAGGAAGCTATTATAGCTACAGATAGACAGGTAGGTGGAGACCATTATAAGACTTGTAAGATACAGCCTGTTGATTATATTGTAGAAAATAACCTGACATTTCTTGAGGGTAATGTAGTAAAGTATATTACAAGACACAGAAGAAAAGGTGAAGGTGCTAATGACATTGAGAAAGTAATACATTATTGTGAACTAATATTGGAGAAAGATTATGGCAGGAAATAACTATTTACCTACAGAGTATCAGACGTTTATACATGCGTCTAGATATGCACGTTGGTTAGAAGAAGAAGGTAGAAGAGAAAGTTGGATTGAAACAGTATCTAGGTTTAGTAACTTCTTTCAAGGACATTTAGATAAAAATTTAGGTGTTGTCTTACCTCCAGAAGTATGGAGAAGAATAGAAGATAGTATTATAGGACTACAAGTTATGCCTTCTATGAGAGCATTAATGACAGCAGGTCCTGCATTAGAAAGAGAAAACATATCAGGATATAATTGTTCTTATACTCCTATAGATAGTCCTCGTTCTTTTGATGAGATACTTTATATACTTATGAATGGTACAGGTGTAGGTTTCTCTGTTGAAAGAGAAGGTGTTAATCAATTACCTACTATACCTGATAGAGAGTTTGAACAAACAGAAGATGTTATATCTGTAGCTGATTCTAAAGAAGGATGGGCTAGAGCATTTAGAGATTTAATATCTTACCTATATACATGTAGAATACCTAAGATAGATATAAACAAAGTAAGACCTGCAGGTGCTAGGTTAACTACCTTTGGTGGTAGAGCTAGTGGACCTCAACCTTTAGTTAATCTATTTGATTTTACTATTAATAAATTTAAAGAAGCTAAAGGTAGAAAGTTATCTTCTATGGAGTGTCACGATATTGTCTGTAAGACAGGTGAAGTTGTGGTTGTTGGTGGTGTGCGTAGGTCAGCTCTTATATCTCTGTCTAATTTATCAGACCAGAGATT